TCAGCCCTGGGGCACGACGATCTCCGTGCGGCGCGGGCGCTCGCCATCCTTGCCCGGGACGAGGACCACAATGACACAGACCGACTGGCCGCCCCGGTTTGCTTCCGAAGCCTTGGCCAATGTTCCTCCCGCCTGGGCTGCAACCTGCTGGCCGATCGAATAGCAATCGGCAGCAACATGGATCACAGGGCTTTGCGCCCGTGGCGCGGCCACCGGAAGCGCGTTTGCCTGGGAAATCCCCAGCGCAGATGCGCAGATCACTGGCAGGGCCCATCTCGGGAGGTGACGAAGCTTTTTCATGTTCAACGTCCTAACCAGTCGCGGCTGAACGCGGAATGAACACCATACATGCTGACCATTTCCCCCACCGGCCTGGCGAGCGCGCCTGAAACGGCATGGCTGCCCACCCCAACCATGCCAACAGCAATCCTAGCCTATTCGTTCCTTTGCAGACAACCTGCCGAAGACGGCGATCAGGCCGGATATCGCACTGACGGCCTGCAGAAGCGTATCGGTCAGCGCCGAACCGTCGAGGCCGTCAAGCGGGACTCCCGTCAGGCCGGCGGTGCCAGTCAGGATGGTTACGATCGAAGCCCAGATCGTGCGCGACAGATACCAGGGTTTTATCGTGGTCATTATGCTTTCCTTTCCGTGATGACAAAGTTTGCTTTCAAGTGAGCACAACGCGTGCGGAAGCCGGGATTCCCCATCCCACCACGTTGCTAGACTGCCGAACGGTGATATCGAGCGCGGGAGGAGCCACCGCGAAATCCAAAGCGAATGCGGCCGCTGGATAGAGCCATTGTTGCTGCCCGACCATTTCGGTGCGAACCACGGGGCCGCCGGGCCCTGCGATCTCCAACCGATACTCCTCACGTTCCTCGCCCAGCGGGATTTCCAACGCTTCCCAACTGTCGGCGTCGACGCGCCCGCGGCGCACCCATGACAGCAACAGATCGCCTGCCGACCATTTTGCCGTCAAATGAACCTGTGACAGCGGCAGTTGCGCACGCACGCCGCCGATTTGGCTGCTCGTCGCGAATTGGAGATCCGATACTTCCGAACCCGACGGACAGACCCGCCAATTGAGTTCCAGACCCACCTCTGCTGCGGACAGTCCGGCCGACACAACGCCATCATCGAGGATCGCGAAATCGGCTCCGACCGCTGCCCCTGCAGCCATCGCATCGTTTGTTCCCAACTGCCCCCTGAGCAGCCCAGACAATCGCCACTGTTGAGGCGCTAGCTCCTCGGCGTCCTGAAACTGAAGGACCTCCCAGGCCCCGGACACCGATTTGACCGCTGCTGCATTTGCTCCATTGAGCAGTTGCAGCGTGCTGACGCTCGAAACGTTGGCATAGAAAAGCTCAACCAGTATCGCTTGCGAACAGGAAAGCCGCCCTTCGACGCCGCTTGCCAACGGCTCCAGCAAACGACCAAGCGTCGCGGGTTTCAGGATCGCTCCCCTTGGCACGAAACCGGTCAGTTCCGGCGAAGCGAACAGGATCTGGCTGCGCCAGGGCTTTTGCCAGACGGCAACGCGGAACTGCTCGGCGGGCGATCCTTCTCCGATACCTTTGGGCAGGTCGAGGAATACCGCGTGCGGTTGCCCTGCCGATAGGGTTGCAATCGCGGCTGGCCGGATTTTCGCATCACGCCACGGACTCGGCGCCGAAAAGGAGATTTGCCGCGCCGAAATCCTTCGGACAAGCCCGTCCTCGACGCTGGTTATCAGGAAATCCGAATGGCTTCCCAATGCCGGCAGTCTGACAATCGCGCCCGGGGCTATTTCCGCGTTCGGCTGAGCAACAGCGAACCGGACGGTCTCGCGCTGATACCAGACGCGCCTCAACCAATCCTCGACTAAAGCGTTCGCCTGTCCTGTTTCAATCACACCAGGAAAAACGATCGTTCGTTGACGGCTTCCGGCAGCGCCGAGGCGCGTCGTTCTGGCAGTCGCCGTCTGATACTCCGTCATCGGGTTGGTGAAAGTCAGCAGGGCTTCGGCGGGGAATTCGTGATCTGGATTGCGCACCGTTTCAATCAGCGCGCCACCTTCCTCGCCTGCCAGTTCGCTGATCTCGATAGTCGGCGATTGTCTGGCTCCGGCCGTTCTGAAAATAAATCCGCCCGGCTTCTCGATCACAGCCAGGTCGAAAAGATCGACCAGCGGCTCAAGCGCAGCCCGCGCCGAAGACGGATCGGCTACCACATAGCCATGGACCGTTCCCTCGACGTCGTCTACCGAAGCCGCCTGCTGGCCATGATCGGCCAGAATGGCATTCACCAGCGAAGCGATATCCGGGCTGGCCAGGCGTCCGTTCAGCCAATGCCCACTCGTCCAGTTCGCCCCATCCGACCAGACGTCGATCCGTTGGGGAAAAGCCGGAAACGGGCGCGCATCCCAGGCCCAAAGATAGGCCCGATCGAGGTCGAGCATACGTCTGCCATAGACCTCGGAAAGTGGATTGCCTTCTTCATCGAAACCCGTGGCCGCAGGGCTCCAGTGCTCCATATGCGCCTCGATAAAGCGGCGTTGGGCAATATCGGATCGCCCGCCATTGGAAAAATGCGGCACCCCGCTTTCCGTCGATTTCGGGTCGGGAAACATGTTGGGCTGGTTCGGCCCCTTGTCCGCCGCTGGACAGCCCAGTTCCGTGAACCAGATCGGCTTGCTGCGCGCCACCCATGCGGTCGGGGTTGAAATTTCGACGCCGCCATTCCGGTCGAAATGCGGATTCGACCACCAACTAACAATGTCCTTGTAGCGAAACACCCACGGCTTTTCGTAGGCGCCATCGGTAATGGGGGACCGCTGCCTCGCCGCTCTTGCCTCATCACTCTCGTAGTACCAGTCGAAGCCCTCGCCTGCGCCTATCGCCGTCCCCAATCCCTTCGGATCACAAGGACCGGCAAACCCGTCTGGATTGTCGCCGGCATAGTCAGCGTCGCGCCAATCTGAAAGCGGCATGTAATTGTCGATGCCAACCGCATCGATGGCCGGATGCGCCCACAGCGGGTCAAGGTGGAAATAGACATCGCCCGATCCGTCGGCCGGATGATGGCCGAAATACTCGCTCCAATCGGCTCCGTAAGTGATGCCGGTTGCCGGGCCCAGGATTGATCGTACATCGGTCGCCAGATCGGCCAGTTGCTCGACAAAGGCAAATGCCCCGCCATCGTCGCGCACCGTTGTCAACCCGCGCAACTCGCTGCCAAGCAGGAAGGCATCGACGCCACCCGCCTTCGACGCCAGATGCGCATAATGGAGGACGAAGCGTCGATAGCCCCAGTCGGTGGATGCTCCCGAAAACGAAACCGTGTCGGCAGCATCGGCAAATTGGGAGGCAAGCGCGGCCCCGGAAAACGCTGCCACCTGGGCGCGCGCCGCCGTTGTCTTGTCGGCCGTCTCCGGCTGCAACGGCGCCGGATCGCAACTGATGCGCCCGCGCCACGGATAGCTCGACTGGTTTGCACCGCCATAAGGGTCGGGTAATTCGTTACCCTCGGCAATATCCATCATCACGAAGGGATAGAGCGTCACGCCAAGCCCGCGCGTCTTGATCTCGGCAATGGCGTCAAGCACGCTGCGATCCGATGGTGTCCCGCCATAGGCCGCGCCGCCGTCATGTTGCGAAACCACCATGGCGTCCTGCCGCGCAATTCCCGACACACACCAGTCAGCGGACAACCCGCCACCTTCGCTGGAGGTCACCGCCGGGCGAATTCGGCAGTGGCCCGCTCGCAGATCGTCGCCGAACCAGGTCACGACCAGCGCGACATGCTTGAGGTTGGGGCAAGTCATCTGCAGTTCGTCGAGAGAGGCCGCGATGTCCGTCCCGGCAAACAGCATGTTGCGGTTGACCGCCTGCTGTTCGCCCGGCCGCTTCTGCCGCGTCACCAGCTTCGGCGACAGGCCGTATTCCGTTGCCCCCGGCAAAAGAGCGACTGCCTTCACCGCCGTGTGCAGCTTGCCCACCGGGCGGATCACCTCGAACTGCAATTGCGGGATGCGGTTGCCGAAACCGCCAATATCCAGCCTGTCGACCACGACATAGGCGACGCCGCGATAAGCCGGCGTGTTGCCTAGACCTTGCTTGGCCTCGAGCAGCGGATCGGGCGGTTGATCCTCGCCGCCGCGATAGATCCTGAGTTCTACCGTCTCGCGGTCGATCTCTCTTCCATCGGCCCATACACGCCGGATACCGGCAATCTCACCCTCGCACAGCAGAAAGGCCGCATTGGCGTAATAGGAGAATTCGGTGACCTTCGGCCCCAGCTTGCCTTGCCGGCTCGTCGAGCGGCTTTCCTCGAAACGCGTTGCCCAGATCAGCGTGCCGCCCAGCCGAGCGGTCCCGTAGAGGCGCGGGATCGCAGCCCCCTCCTCCGCGCTGAACGGCCGCGCATTGGCCAGTCGCGGCCCCTCGATGCGTTGCGTGCCGTTGATCAGCGCGCGATCGAGCGCATAGCCGGCCAACGCACCGACAGCGGAACCGACGGCACCGCCGACCGAGCCCAGAAAGCCGCCAAGATAGGCGCCTGCCGCCTGCAGCAAGATTGTCGCCATGAAATGCTCCGGCGTGAATGAAAACTAGTTTTCAGGAAAGGCGAAGACGCCCGCGATGCGCTGGCGCCATTGCGGCACCAGCGCCGATTTCACCACCAATCCGCCGCCCTGATAGGCGTGGACGAAGTGGTCCGGACTCACCGCTATGCCGGCATGTTTGGCCGGCAGATGCTGTCTCCAGCGAAAGATCAAAAGATCGCCGGCGGCAAATTCATTCGCGTCCCTGGTTCGGAAATTGCGTCGCGCGCCCAAAAGCAGCCGCTCTTCCCCGCTGGATTCGGCCCAGTCGGGCGCGTAAGCGGCAGGCGTTTCGAGGTCACGGCCATAAAGGGAACGCCACACACCGCGGATCAGGCCCAGGCAATCGCAGCCGACACCCTTGCTTGCCGCCTGATGTCTGTAAGGTGTTCCCACCCATGACAGAGCCTCGGCGACGGTCTGGTTCGCCATCGGACTCATGGCACCACCGGCCCGCCGTCGAAATTGCCGCCATCCGAGACATAGGAGTAAGCAGCGTCGTTTCCCGGAAGATGCGGAAAGCCACGAAAATTCAACGCATTGGCAAACTTGGCCTTGCACGTCGCGAAGCTGTGGTCGCAGCCGGCCACAACCGTGAACGTGTCACCGGGTTGAGTGGCCGGCCCGACGGCTGGCTGAAGGATGAGCAGCGTCGACCCACCATCCTGCCGGTGATCGACAATGCGCTCCGTTCGCCCGATGTTCGCTCCGCTCGTCCAGGTCAGCACCCCAAATGAGAACCACGCCACCTGGAAACCGGCGAGGCCGGACACGCGAACAGTATCGGGCCCATCCATCCCTTCCACGATGCCGGCGCCATTGAAAGCCGGCTGGTCGAGCGAGACCCCACAGCGCGTATCGCCAAGTTCGGCATCACATTTCCTGGTCACGTAACGCCCATTCGGCTGATCCAGCCTGTGCATGGAGCTCTCGAGTTCCGCGACGAAACTTCCGTCGCGGCGCGTGATCTTGCCGATGGTCGCGACCCTGATAACGGCAAAATCCTGCGGATTCCGCCAATTGACCAGATAGGTCTCCACCTTGGCCTCGTCATAGAGGCCGGCGGCGATGTCCTCATCGGTGATCCGCCCCGACGACAGCGCGCCCTCCACATCGACCGTATCGACGGAAAGACCGAGCGACTGCCGCGCCTCGCTGGCACTGAGGCCGGTCTCCGGCTCGAACGAACTGCCGTCCACAACCAGTACCCGGTCATGGTCCGTGAACCCCGCCGTCGTGCCATCCTTCCTGGTCAGCCGCCAGCAATGGCAGACAGTCGTGACGTCGCGTCCAAAATGGTCGATCAGCGCTTGTGGGTAGCCGCTCACAATTGCACCTCGACAAGAGCAATCGACGGGATCTGACCGGCCTTGAAGGCCTTGAGGCTGATGGCGATCCGTTCCGTATCGAAGCGCACCGGAACGTCGAATTCATAGCCCGCCTTAACCGACTGACCGATGCCCGGTTTCGCATTCTCGGCAAAAACGACCTCGCCGCTTGCTTCATCGAACGAAAAATCGGGAGAAAACAGTTCGATCCCTTCCACTGCCACACGAAGCGTGCCGGCAACCGGCCTGATGATCGAGCGCCGATAGGCATCGCTGCCATCGCCATATGCCTTCACCAGGGCAAAACGAACGGCTTTGCCGTCACCCGTTCCAAGCGGCTGGTCCGTCGCGGAAGGCGACTGACCGGGCGAGCAGGACTTCATGTCGAACGGGTCGCGGAAACGAAACGCATGAAGCGAACCGCGCCGCGCCTCGAAGAAGGCGATCACCTCCTGCAGATCGTCGAGCGAGCGCAATCCCGTGCCGGCATCGTAGTGGCGGCGCGAATGCGCAAAACGCGCATTACGCTTTTCCCGTCCCGACGACAGCGAAATGATCTCGTTGCGCCGCTCCGGCCCGCCCGTTGCACCGAACGATACCGCGAGCGGAAAAAGAACGTCATGGAAACTTGCCAGATCCGACACCGTTCACCTCAAAATGTTCGCGTTCCGCGCGACACCGCCCGTGCCAGCATGCCGGTGATCTGCGCCTCTGATTTGCGGAAGGAGGCCGCGTCCTGCGCCGCGACATTGAACACGACGTTGACCGGCGTGCTGCCAGTCGAAGCAGCAACACCGAGGCTGCCGTCAGAGCCGCGCCGCAGCGGCAAAATGGCTTCGCTGCCCGCTTCTCCCATCACACCAAGCTGGCCGCCCATCGGAAAATAGGTCGGCGTCGAAACCACGCCTCCGGCGGCAAACGGAACGATGCCGCCCGTCACTCCGCCCTTGGCGAAAGGCAATGCACCGGCAAGCCCGCCAAACAAATTGGCAAACAATGAACCGGCCAGGTTCGTCAGCGGCTTCAACCCTTGCGACAGCTCCATTCCGGCCAGGTTGAGGCCTAGCCTGCGCAGTACGTCGTCAAGCTCCTTGCCATTGACGACCGCTCCTTTCAGTGCACCCGACAGTTGGTTGCCGAAACTGCCCGACAGCTTCTCGAGGTTCGCCAGTGCGGCCTGGAAGGGCGCGGTATCCGCCCGTACGGCCACGGTCACGTCTTCAGCCAAAACCGATCTCCTTGTTCACATCATCCGGGAAGGCCCTCATCAAGCCCGCAAGATCGGCTCGCGCCGGTGCAGCCATGCGTCGTGAAAAGGGACGAGCGGCACGCTCGAACTCGATCGGCGTCATCATCCAGAATGCCTTTGGTGAAAGCCGCAGCAGGCCGAAGCCGATCGCCATGACGTCGTCCCAGGGAAACGCCGTCCCGCCTGCTGCGGCAGCTAGGGGTTTGCAGGCGTATCCCTTGCAGGTGCCGCACCGAACGTCGCCGTCAAAAGGTCAGCGACGATGGCTGCGAAGCCGGCAGCGCCATCCGCCGATTGCATCGCGCCGACTGCATCATCGGTCACCTCTTCGCCTGCTCCGCGCAGGCCGGCGCCGATAATGCGTATCATGTCCAGTGCCGAAAGCCGGCCGCTCGCGAACCGTTCCACAAGCGCACCGAGATCGTCGGCGGCATAGACTGCCTCGAGTTCAGCCAATGCGCCAAGCGTCAGGCATAGCCTGATCTGCTTGCCGTCAAGCTCTGCCGAGATTTCGCCGCGCCGTCGGTTGGCATTCATGGCGCCACCGTAAAGGCGATCGGCCCAGCAGATTCCAACGCCATTTCGAACGTCACTTCGCCATCGTGTGCGCCGGTATATTCCAGCGACGTGATCTGGAACGGACCCGAGACGACGCCGAAATCCGGCACCGCCAATTGCCAGTTGCCAATCTCGCCGGCGAAGAAGCGTGCGCGTATCAAGGCATCCGATTGCGCATCCTTGAAGATGCCCGAGCCGCTGACTGCGGCACGCTGCACGCCGCTTCCTGCCAGTAATTCGCGCCACCGCCCGGCTGAATCCGCGTCGGTAACATCGACCGTCTCGCTGTTGAAGGCGATGCGCTTGCTGCGCAAGCCGGCCACGGTGACAAACGCTCCCTGGCCATCGGAATCGATCTTGAGAAGAAGGTCCTTGCCCTTCTGTGCGACCATGTCGGTCTCCCTATGGTGATTGAAATGATCTGGGCGCGCCGGTCAGATATCTTCGATCACGGCCCGGAAGCGCAGCAGGCCGTGGTAAACGGCCTGCTCGTCATCGAAGCGTACTTCCGCGAACTCGAACCTGAAATTGACGAGATGGTGCTGGTTGAGTTCAAGCGGCGCTTGATCGAGCTTGGCGCGCATCGTCGCCATGATGTCGAAAGCCTCTTTCTTGCCCTTGGCCTTCGACCAGATATGGAGCGTGCAAAGCTGTTCGGTCCCACTCTCGGTTCCCGTGCTCCAGTCGAATATGCTGGTCCGGCCGAAGGTCACGTAGGGAAAGGCCACCTTGTCCGGAGTTCGGTCGAACACCTTCTGCCCGCCCAGCAGGGCAAAGAGGGCCGGATCGCCGTTCAGCTCCGAAAACAGCGCCTTCTGCAGGTCAGCTTCCGCCGAGTTCATCGCCCGCACCTCCCGCCTGCCTGCTCGTGGCTTCCGGATGAGACGGCAAATCCCTGGCAACGGGACTTCCGCCGCCGACGTAGCCTTCTTCCACGCCCTCTGCGAGATCGTGTGCTTTCCAGCGCAGGGCGCGAACCAGCCCGTCAAGCGTCATCGCCATGGTCACATTCATGCGCCGATCTCCCTGGTCTTGCAGACGAGATAGCGCCCGCTCTCGTCGGGGTCATGAACCGTCAAAATATCGAACAGCCGCTCTTGCCGCCTGAAGCGCATGCCGCTTGCGACGCCATCCCGGTATCGAAGAGTGATCTGGTGCGTCACCGTCTCGCGCGTCTGATCCGCACCGAATACGCTTGTTGCCGACAGCGGTTCGATCCTTGCGAAGACCGTTGCCAACTCCGACCAGTTTTCGGAAAAACCGCCGAGGTCGTCAGGCACGTGTCCTGCCGCTTCCAGCGCGAACTCCGTCCGCAACGCGCCGGGATTGAGGAACAAGGCCTGCATCATAGCCTCCGCATAAGGTAGCCGGCGATCAGCCGCTCATAGTCTGTCGGATAACCGACCGGCTGGTCGTTCGGCCCGAAACTGGTTCGGAATTCGTACCAATGCGCGGCCAGAAGCATGATGGCGCGACGCAGCAGATCCGGAACGTCCGTTCCAGCCTCGCCAAAGCCGGCCGAAAAGTCGATCTCGATGCCGTTCATGGCGCGCAGCGCCTTGGGCGGCCCGTTGAAATGAACCCGCGCCGGCCGCGATATCGTGTCGGCTTGATAGGTCGCCGGGTCGACCAGCGAAGCCTCGCCCTCGGTGCCGTATGCCGTCACCGAAATGATCGACCGCACAGGGTGGATCGCGACGGCTACAGAGCCGTTGGCCGGCCAGGCGTCCAGCACCAGCCGCCAGTTCTGGTCGATCAGCGCCAGGCCAGTCGCTCGCTCGACTTCCTCGCGAGCGGCACGGATCAGGCCGTTGAGAAGGTCGTCCTCCGATGCATGGTCGAGGCGCAGATGCGCCTTCACCTCGGCCAGAGTCACGGGTTCGACCGTCGGCGCGACGGTTCGTATCAGCGTCATTCGATTGCCTTGTGAAGGGAGGAAAACAGTTGCGGCTCCGGTGGGAGGAACCGGAGCCGCTTCGGCACTTCTAAAAATGGGTTACCCCGCTCAGGCGGTGCCGAATTTGAGCAGCTTGATCGCGTCGAAATCCTGGACGCCGCCGCCCACGCGCTTGGTGGTGTAGAACAGCACGTAGGGCTTGGCGGAATAGGGATCGCGCAGCACCCGCACACCCGTCCGGTCGACGACCAGGTAGCCGCGACCGAAATCACCGAATGCCAGCGGCGTCGCGTCGTTGGCGATGTCGGGCATGTCCTCGGCCTCCACCAGCGGGAAGCCCATCAGCATCGCCTTTTGGCCAGCTGCTGCCGGCGGCTGCCACAGATAGTTGCCGTCGGCATCCTTCAGCTTGCGGATTGCTGCCTGGGTCTTGCGGTTCATCACCCAGTTGGCGTTTTGCCGATAGCCCGCCTTCAGCGCATAGATTGTGTCGATCAGCACGTCGGAGGCATCCTGCGTCGGCAGCGCACCCGCAACGCCGGTCAGCGTGTAGCCGAGCTTGCCCCATTCCCAGGTGCTTTCGGCAACCTTGGCGTAGTTGAGGAAGCCCTTCGGCTTGCTGCTCCCGTCGCCGGACACGAAGGCCGCACCCTCCTGCTCGGCAAATGCCGTCTCGACTTCGCTCGAAATCCACTGATCGAGATCAACCACGGCATCCTCCAGCAACGAGGCCGTCGCCGCCGGCATGGCGTAAAGTTCCATGGTCGGGAATTGCAGTTCGGCCAGCGTATTGGCATTGGTCTGCGGCCGTGCCGCCGTCTCCGCCACCCAGCCGACCGCCGGTCCGCTCACCGAAAACGGCTTCTTCAGCACCGCCGCCGAAACCTGCCTGACCGAAGCGATCGCGCGGATAGGCGACAGCGTGGAGAGCCGCTTGCCGATTTCCGTTTCCGTCTCGGGCGGCACCAGATAGCCGCCGTCCTGGCCGGAGCCGTAGGACATAGCCTTGGCGTCGAGCGAGCGCAGCAGGCGGTCGTCGCCCTGGCGCATATAGGCTTCAAAGGCGCTCTTATGTTCGGAAGGCGCCGGCTGACCGTCGCGGCCCAGAACCGGCCGCATCTTCTTCAGCGAAAGATTGTCGATGGCGCGCTTCTGCTCGTCAAGCGAACGCGAAATGCGGTCCACCTTCTCGGTGGTCAGCGTGTCCGCGCCCATGCGCCCTTCCAGTTCCGCCAGTTTCTCGTCGTTGCTCTCCTTGAAGGCCTCGAACGTGTTCATGAAGTCGCCAAAGGCGTCCTTCAGGTCGAGATAGTCGCCCCCTGCCGACTTCGTTTCGATCGGCCGCGGCTTTTCAAATGCATTCATATGGACTTTCCTCTTCTGTTGATGATGCGTGTGGCCGCGCGGATGCGTTCCGCGAGATCCTGTGGCGCTCCTGATGCGGCATCCCGCTTGGGCGTGAGACTGGCAAAGCCTCTGGTGATGACGGCGCGCGCCTCGCTCCTCGAAAGCCCCGCATCGCGCCGCAGCCATATTTCGAACTCCTTCACGCTCGGCAGCGACCTCGTTCGCCCTCCCTTGACCGTTTCGATCCTGGCGCCCGGCAACATCGGGAACGTCACGACCGAGATTTCCCAAAGATCCGCCTCCAGGATCTGCCGCACGCCGCTCACCGGCTCGCGCCTTGTCCTGACGGCCTTGAAGCCGATAGAAAGTCCGTCCAGCGCGCCGGCGCGCATCAGGCTCAGCACTTCGCGAGCCCGCGACACGTCCCTTGCAAGCCGCCCGCGCACGAACAGGCCGCGCTGGTCTTCCTTGATCTCGGTCCACACGCCGATCGGCTCGCTCGGGTCGTGCTGGAACAGCATGCGGATGCCGGATGCCTTGCGCATGCGCAGAGAATTGGCGAAGGCCCCGCGTTCGACCACGTCCTTGCCCAGATCGACCCGGCCGAACAGGCTGGCATAGCCAGCAAAGCTGCCATCCTGTTCGACCTCGTCCAGCACGAGATCGACGAACTTGCGCTCGCGCGTTCTCGCCAACGGGTCAGCGCTCATCGGTGTTCTCCTGTTCAGGTTCGTGGGATTTGCGCAGCGGCCAGCTATGCTCGAAAGCTCGCATGATGAAGCCGAGCGCCCACCAAGCGCACAGGCTGGCGGCGGCCGAGCCCATCATCATCAGTTCGGCCGAACCGATCGCATTGGCGATGCCGAGTTCCGTCGCCACCTTCAGCCCGGCGGTTCCGCCGAACACGAGGCCGCAGACAACGCCGACTGCAAATCGCGTCGCCGCCTCGCGGCGCCCATGCGGCAAGATGTAGGCCAACGATATTGCGGAACCTGCAATAGCGCCGGCACCCTTGGCCACCCAAAGCCAGGTGTCATCGGTCATGTTCGTCCGCTCCAGCGAGAGTGAGGGGAGTAGCGAGTGGCAGGACGAAAGCAGAGGACGCGGAACGTCGAAAAGAACTCAGCCCGAAATGTCCTATTCGCCATTCCCTACCCTGCCCGTCGGCTGGTAACCCACCGCCTCGCGCTTCTCGTCTTCCGTAAGGAAGGAAGCAGCCTCGACGCGCGCCCACAGCGCGTCACGATCGCCGCTCAGGCCATCGATCCGGTCGGCATCGAACCACAACCGCAGCCCTGCGCCGAAGGCCGGCCCGAGCCAGGCCGACAAATCCTTCGCGGTACGCACCACCAGTGGCAGCACCGTCAGGCGGTAGAAGGCGCGGTTCGCTTCCTGATAGTTGGCATAGGTATTGTCGCCAGGAATTCCGAGCAGCATCGGCGGCACGCCGAAGGCCAGAGCGATATCGCGGCTTGCCGAGTGCTTGGCCTCGACGAAGTCCATATCCTTGGGCGTCAGGCCCATCGCCTTCCAGTCGAGTCCGCCTTCCAGCAGCAATGGCCTGCCGGCGCGCGTCGCGCCCGAATAACCCTGTTCCAGTTCGGCCTTCAGCCGGTCGAATTGCTCATCGGTCAGGTTGCCGCCCTCTTTCGGCGCATAGACCAGCGCTCCCGACGGCCGCGCCGAATTGTCGAGCAGCGCCTTGTTCCAGCGCCCGGCCGCGTTGTGCGTATCGAGCGCCATCAACGCCGCCTCCAGTGGCGGAAATCCGTAGTGGTCCTCCAGCGGATGAAACAGCGTCAGGTGTATCGCCCCGCCCGGTTCGCCCAGCCCTAGGGCCACGCGGCGGCGCGCCGTGCCTTCGCGATGATCGAGCGCCACCGGCCAGCCGCCGGCGTCGGTCACCACCGAAACCCGATCGGGGCGCAAAAGATGCAATTCGCGCACCCCCTCGCCCACATCGATCAGTTCGACATAGGCGTTGCCCGCCAGGAGCAGATGCCCATACAGCGCTTCCAGAAAGGTCGCGCCGGCCTGCCGCTGGTTGGGACGCTCCAGCAGTGCCAGCAACGGATGCTCGACCAGTTCCGCCGCCCCTTCGTAGAGCAACCAGGGAACGGTGGAAGCCGCCTCCGAAACCAGCCTCACCGCCCGATGGACGATCGGATTGCGCATGAAGCCTTCGCGGGCCAGCGTCGCATAGTCGCGCCGCGTCCAGTGAGCTTCGCCCTGCTGATGAAAAGCGATGAAGCCGCTCGGGCTGCCATTCTTGATTTCCACGCGAGCGCCGACGTTCCCCGCGGCAGCGCGAGGCCAGGGCCATTTCCAAGCCATTGCAAATCCTATGTTTGAACCAGATTCAAAATTCGGCAGGGCGCGGCGAAAATGACTATGTCGAGAGCCGGAGCGGAGCGCACGTTCAGGTACGTGAGTACCGAAAGCGCGGACATCGCCATTTGCAGACCGCCATGGCGGTTTCTCAGCCTGGCTCTCAAAGAAAGTCGCGGATGCGCGGTGTCGTCGCTCTCCCCGACATCAATTCGCTGATCGCCCAAACCAATGCGTCCATCCGGTCGGGTGAGCGGCCATTGGACAGCCCGTTCGGTCCGAAATCGCACATCTCGTCCTCAAGCTCGGCAAAGCGTTCCACATGGCGAACCTTGCCCTGCTGGTAGAGCGCCGCAATCGGCTCCGCCCGCAGCCACTTGCCCCGATGCGCCCGCACGGCCTTGACCGGAATTTCTGCATCCACGGTGCGGATCACCGATGTTGCCATCTCGCCGCCCTGATTGACCTCGACCACAAGGCAATCGGCCTGCAGCTTATGGAACAGGGTCACCGCCCTTGCCGCCCATTCCTGCGGTTTTGCTGCGCTGACTGTCGCGTCGGCAAGCACCACCGCGCAGCCGTTCTCATCCAGCCCGGCTGCGACGATCCCGCAGGCATCTGAGGTCTTGCGCGAACTTGCCGGAGGATCCACCGCGACGACGATCCGGCGCAATTCGGCGGTGCCGCCAATGGCCGCTCGTTCGATCATCTGACGCGACCACAAGGCGTCGTCGCGATCCTCGATCAGTTCGCCGTCGAGTTCCTGTCTTCCAAGCCGCGTACCGCCATAACGGCCCCGCACCGCCTCCAGGAAGCCGGAAGCGAGGTTTGCCGCATTGTCCTCGGTCCTCAGCCGCGTCACCGCCACTGCCGGATCAAGCAGCAAGCGTTTGAGCAGCGGCAAGGGCCTTGGCGTGGTCGTGATCAATTGGCGTGGCTGCGTTCCCAGCCGCAAGCCGAATTGCAGCATGTCCCAGCAAGCCTGAAGGTTCTTCCATTTGGCGAATTCATCCAGCCAGGCCGCCTCGAATTGCGGTCCGCGCAGGCTTTCCGGATCCTCGGAAGAGAAAAACTGAGCGACCGCGCCATTGTCCCAGACCAGCCGGCGCCGGGTCGCCTCGAAGCGCGGGCGACTGCCGCGTGCAATCGTTCTGATCCCCGAAGGGCCGTCGATCATCACCTCGCGCACATCGGCAAAGGTTTCACCGATCAATGCGATGGAGCGGTATTTCCAGTCGGCAAAGGGGCGCAAACCCCGGGCCAGGCCATTCACCCATTCGGCACCAAGCCGCGTCTTTCCCGCGCCACGCCCGCCGACGACCAGCCACGTGCCTGCCGTGCGATGGCAGCGATATTGCGCCGGCCGCGCATGGCCGACCCACTCGGCCAGCAGCCGCTCAGTCCATTCCGTCCCGATGTTGTCCGCTGACCAACCGTTCTGCAT